AGAAAGCCCATTAGCTCATTCGGGTTGTGGCTTCACGACGGAATTGCGTGAAATCCCCATAATACCGAGTGGTTGAAACCAGAACGGCGGTCAGCATCTTGTTGTAAATCTGGAGATCGGTGGGACTAGCGATCCCATCACCAGAGAGAAGCGTTACAGCGTAATCGTAATCCGTTAGCAGAGACTCCCACATTTGCAGCATCTCAATTGGTGCTGCCGTACCCTTACCGGGTTCAGCGAACTCAACGGAAACGTCAGAGCTAGAAGTGCTGCGGACCACATTCCCGCTCTCCATTGAGTTAGCGGAAACAGTTAGCTTTGCCGTCAAAGCCTCAAGCAGTGTCAAAGCGGCTTTGCTCGCGTAGGTCGTACGCAAGTAACTCCGCTTAGTTGCTACTGTGTATGTAAACACTTGCGCGGACTATCAACAGACTGCCAAGTTTGTCAACCACTAGAATTTTCGGAGGTACTGGAAGTTAGGTCTCCCCACAACATTACCATCGCCAACTGCATGATTTCACAGTCGTGCAAATGGTCCGGCCAACGAGTGTTTCGCTTGAACCATAAGTGCTTAATCCTGCCGGAGCGGTTAGCCGTTGGCTTGAGAAGATGGCTGTCCAAGTGCTTCCAATAGGTATCAGAATCGCTCGCAAAAGCCCCTTCAGCGTCTAGCGGAGCGGGTAGGCTACAAACACTCCATTGATGGGTTTCTGTCCCTTTACGGAGCCGCTGGAGTACCTCACGCATATGCTCGGTATCAAAGACAAGCAGAGGCTGCACAGCGTCAGTCCGCATCGAGGTTGACGTTGTAATTCCAAAGGGATGGATTGAGCCGGTCTTGCTGGTAAATCTGGCTCCAGTCTCTCGGCCTTTAAGTGGCATCCATCCGATTAGCATTGGCTTTCGGAGACCTCCCTCTGGTGGATACCGCAGACCGCATGGATAGTTTATCGGGCTTGCACTGCTTTGGGAGAACTCAGCGCAAGCATCATACACCGCTTGCGTGTTATAGCCGGAATCAACGCCAACATCCATGTCGTGGACGTTGTACTGTAACTGTATCCTACGGAGTGCGGCAAAGTCGTCAGCGTGACCGGCTCCAACAAGTCGAGAGTTGCCTTTGCTCCACTCGCGGCAGACCCACCAGAGGAACGGAGCCGCAGCTTGTACGTCAGCGGTGAGGTAGCGTCTGGCTTCTGGAATTCCAGCGTCAGAGACGATCTCGACTCTGTCCTGTTGAGTCTCCTGATTCTCCCACGGTTCCGCTAACATACCGTTGATGAATCCCTGCAATCCCATCATCGAGGATTTTGCTTCAAGGAACGCGACGGCAAGATTTCCCCAAGTGCATTTGCGATCTGGGGAGTAGAGAGACGAGAGGTGGTAAGACCTTACGCTCGGGAGGCTGGCTTTGTTTTCGGAGATCCACTTGCCGTGACGTAACCCTGCGACCTTTTGGCTGTCGCTTATCTTCCCCTGACAGAGTTGGCAGACGTAGTGGGAGGTAGTACGGATGCGCTGCCAGTCAGGTCGTCCGTCTTCTAGTTTCTCGTTCTCCCAAGTGACTTGTCGCCACTCCAGTTTGATATGCTCGCGGCAGTATGGGCAGGGAATGTAATACCTCCGCTGGTCTCCTCGCAGATATCGCTGCCAGATTCTCCCCTCGGAGGTTGTGGGAGTAGAGGTGAAGAAAGCTTTAGAGCTACTGAACGCTTTGAGCCGCTGCTCGGCAAGATCCAGAGCGTCAGCCTCTTTGGCTGTTGCGTCCGCGAACTTGTCCACCTCATCTGCGACCAAGATTCTGACTGGACGGGACGCTAAGTTTGCCGGTGAGTTGCTCCCCACAAACGTCAGGGTACAGCGGTCGAATTGCTGCTCAAGATTAGTGATCTGGTCTTTATCCGTAGGGAACCGCGCAATCATAGCCGGTGAGTCTTCCAGCATGGGAAGCCAGCGAGACTTGCTAAAGCTCCGAGCCAGATTCTCGCTCGGCATAAGCCACAACGCAGGAGACGGCTCTACGTCGATGGACCAAGCAAGACCGGCCATTAGAGTGGTGGTTTTACTGGTCTGACTTCCCCAACACAACGTGACCTCGGAGACCGCTGGATCCTTCCAAGATTCTAGCGGTTCCCTGCAATATGGTCTGACCGCCGTAGAGAAGGGACCGGGATGCTCGGTCTGTCGTTGGCTTAGAGTAAGATTGCTCTCGGCCCACTCAACCACAGATTGCCGTGGAGTCGGTCGCCATAACTGTCGTCGGAACTCTAGGATCTCTAGCTCTAGGTCTGTCATCAGAATAGTTGGTTCATCTTATATTGCATAGCGGTCGCCATATTGATTAACGCCATGCGATCTTTGATTCCATTAACAAGACGATCCTCAACCTTATGGTTTGCAGCCCAAGACGCATTGCGGTTAAAGATCTCAACCATCATAACAATGTTATCATCCAGCAGATGCAGCACTCCGTAGAACGGGAGCTTTGTGCGTCTGGTGACTTCAAGAGCCGCTTGGATCTTAGACCAAGAGATCATCCATTCGTTTCCGAATGTGGTCTGGAGCTTGTGGAGACCGTAGCTACGAGTCTTGACCTCATAGATTCCGGTGATGATTCCTTTAGCCGGATCAAATATGAAGCCATCAATGCGGGAAGGCTCTTGGTCTGATATCGACAAGAACTCCAAGCCAGTTTGACGCTCGATTGCTTTTATCGCGATTCGGTTCTGGCGAAGCGATTCGATACCGGCTGGTTTCTGGCAATTTAAGATTTCCATTAAACCTTTTGCAGAACCGCTTTTTTGCCAGTGAAGTCTTCCCAACGTTTGACGATTACGTCGCAGTATTTTGGGTCTAGCTCCATTAAGAATGCGTTTCGATTCATTTTATGACATCCAATTAATGTGCTGCCACTTCCTCCAAATAAGTCTAAAATATTTTTGCATTCAATGTGATTACCCAATGCTCTCATTGAAAGCTCAACTGGTTTTTGAGTTGGATGCACATAGTTTGTGTCTTTTTTAACGCTCCACAAATCAGACTCGTTTTTGATGTGTGAATCTATTGAACCGTTGAATAAACAAAACTCATGTTGATGGCGATAATTGCTCCCCATTCCAAACACATTTTTCGCCCATACAATGCAAGATCGATATTCAAGATCTTTTTGAAGTATTCCGTAAAATTTCCAATTGCACCAAATGTAGTAATTTGGAGAATTAATTGCTTTAATGGTTTGTATAACCTCTTTTATGAATTCTTCAAATTGAACATCAGATAGATTGTCATTTATAATTACATCGTGGTTTCCAGATCTTCCACAAAAAGAGACATTGTAAGGAGGATCTGTAAAAATTAAGTCGACAGAATTTCCATCTAATAGTTTTTCAACGGAGTCAATACTTGTAGAATCCCCACACATCAGCCGGTGATTCCCGAGAATCCAAATGTCTCCGAGCTTGGTGACTGGCTCAACGGGAGCTTCTGGGATTTCATCTGGATCGGTTTGTCCCTCGATGATTTCCGAGTTCAAGAGAGCGTTGAGTTCGTCGTCTGAAAATCCGGTCAGATCGGTATTGAATCCTTCCTCTTGCAGAGTTAGCAATTCGGCTTTGAGCATCTCATCGTCCCATCCAGCGTTGAGAGCCAGTTTGTTGTCAGCGATCACATAAGCCCTAATCTGTGATGGGCTTAAGTGCTGAAGACGAAGACACGGGACTTCCGCTAGTCCAACCTTCTTTGCAGCCATCACTCTACCGTGACCGGCAATAATGGTCCCGTTGGAATCGATGAGAACTGGATTGGTAAATCCAAACTCACGAATTGAGGCTGCGATTTGAGTTACTTGCTCGTCGGAGTGCGTCCTAGAGTTGCGAGCGTACGGTATCAGATCGGATACTGGCAGTGATTCAATTTGGTTCATTTCCAAGGATCGGTTAGGTGCAGAGTTTTGAGACATACTTCTTGAACCCAACGCTCTAGCTCGCGCTCGGCGTGTTCTGGGTCGTGGGGAGCAATTCGGCCAGCGAGTTGCTTGGGCATTGATTTCAATAGTTGAGCGACCGCTCCATCGTGATCTTGCATCACCTTCTTGACCCAAGATCCAGAGACCATCGTTCGCTCCTTTTCGGCTAACGCGATTACATCTTGCCGCGCGTTGATTAGGTTCTTTGCGGCTGATGCGTGAACCGTGACCATCCGGCCAGCGTCCATTGTTTTGTTGCGTAAGGCTTGAACCGCCAAACCATACGACGCTCGCTCAATCTGTTTCTGCCGCTCGTAGGCTCCCGCTGGCGTGTCCAGAGTTACAAGTGATGCATTGACCGCAGTTGCTGCTTCAGGAGGTCTGTACGGCCCTTCAGTGATCGATTGCGCGGCTTCATTGAAGACAGCTTCTTGCTGATTGATTGCGGCCATCCGCTCAAGCGTCGATGGTCTACCGCCAATCCCTTTGCGCGATCCTCTCCAAGCGTCAGCCTCCTCGGGAGAGGTTAACGGCATTCCTGCTGCGGTGAGTTGCGAAACCCTGCCTTTGGTTAAACCACTGTGTTTGACGTACTCGGTTTGAGTCATCGCAATTGGATCGGGAGGTTCTCGGGCTTCATCTTGACCAGTTCTTCAAGACCTCGGGTAACGGTTTTGTAAACCGATTTTTTGGGATCGGGAGCGTAGAACATCGCCACTTGGTCGATGGTGAACGATCCGCTTTTGATTCGGCTCAAGTGCCACTTCAAAGTTGAGTGACCAATGTTGAGGAGTAGGTAGTCTGTGGCTAGTGACATAGGGTTTGTACTACAATAGCAAGTTCGCTCGCGCAAGATGATCGGTCCCGCGCGATCAC